GGATCAGATATACAACAGGCAAGGTGTTTAATAATGCTCTTGTAATAACTTGGAAGTCAAGGACTTATATGATTAACTCTATTATTAACGAAGCTGACTTGAATCAATATTATTTAATAGGCTGCTCAACGCTTAAGTAATGGATTTAAAAGTAAGAGGAATAGAGGCCTTAAAAAGAAAGTTTGCTACAGGTTATGAGCAGTTTAAGCAACACGCTATTAATGAATTGAATGTAATGGTTGCTGATATAGCTCAAGAAGCTAGAAGCGATGCTGCCGACCTTCCGTATCTTCCTACAAGAGCAAAGAAGCCATACGAAAGAACAGGTTTTTTATCAAGAAGTATTAATTCAATGCCTTATAATGGGAACTTTGCAGAAGTTGTAGTTAATGCTAAATATGGCCCATATGTAGAGTTTGGTACAGGAAAAGGGTTTGGAGTTCCAACTAGAAAGTACAATATAACAAACAAAAACATTTTACCATACGCTTCTATATTTAGAGGAACTAATTTAAGAAACAATAATATGCCATATAGATCATATTTGTTTTCAAACTTTGAAATAGAGTACTCAAAGGCATTAAAAAGGATTAGGGCATTTAAAATCAAGTAAAAAGAAATATAAATATATTTCATTAAATTTGTACCAAAATGAAGGACTGCGGATATACATTAAGGAAAGCTTATTACGATAAGTTTATCTCGGCTTCCTACTCATTAGCTGCCTATGATACCATAGCACCTGACACAGTAGAACCGCCTTTTTTGATTATCAGTAGTCAAACACAAGTGGACAATAGTAATAAACAAAGCTATGCTTTCGATGTTACTATCCAATTTGACATAGTTTATAGAACTTTTAAAGCAGGGGAAGTAGGGCAAAAAACGGTTGATACTTATGCCAATGAGTTATTAGAAATAATAGGGACTAGACCACCTAATTATCCTAATACCGCACCTGACTTTAAAATTGTGACTTGTAAGGTTGCTAGTAATATTGCTACCTTTGACTATGTGGATGAGGCTTATGTGTTTAGAAGGGTGATAACAATGAATCATTTCGTGAATCAATTAACATAAAAGAAAAATAAAATAAAATGGCAACAACAAGTGTATTTAACGGAACTTCATTAGTAGTTCTAATTGGAACTGAAGTAATAGGATTCGCAACATCTTGTTCTTTAAGTTTGGCTATAGATGCTCCAGACGCATCTACAAAACAAAGCTTAGGATGGGCTGATGAGATTGGTGGACAAAGGTCTTGGTCTTTAACAACTGATGGCTTAGCTACAGTAGTTCCAGGAACAGTTGCTACTTATGTAACTACTGCTGAATTAAATGCTTTAGCAATCGCCAGAACTCCAGTTGTAGTTAAATTTACTACAGTAGATAACTCAACAGTTGGTGGTGTAACTCCAGTTACAGGTGATGTGATTTATTCAGGTTCAGCATTTATCGAGAGTGTAGATATGACTGCTGACATGGAGAATCCAGTTACATATTCAGTTTCTTTCAAAGGAACAGGAGTATTAACTATCGCTACCAACGCATAGTAAAAACAAACCAAAAAAACCAAACATATGAGAGGACAATTTGAATTAACTCTTTCCGATGGAAAGAAGATACCGATGCGTTTTTGTACTTGGAGTCTTAAAAGATTCTGTCAATTACAAGGTGTAGGGCCTTCTGACATAGGAGAGGCTTTAAGTGGTAAAGACTCAATAGATGCTATTGTTAACTTACTAAAATCGGCTGCTGAATATCCATTATATTCTCAAGGCATTACTCCAACCTTTACGGAAATGGAAGTATGCGATTGGATAGATGATATGGGTGGAATGACAGGAAAGAAATTTCAAGATGTCATGGCAACTCTTTCAGAAAGCATGAATAGCGGTATAGAAGATAAGCAAACAAAGTCAAGTAAAAAGGATGGAGTAAAAAAAAATTAGAGTGGATTGACATAGAAAGATATACAATGGGGGAGTGCAAAGTGCTTCCCCATTTGTTTTGGGAGATGACCATGGCTGAATTAGACTTTGTTTGGTATGGATATAGGCACGAAGAGGAGCAAAAATGGATTAAAGTTAGATGGCAGACAACGCTACTAATCAATATTCAATTACCAAAAGGTAAGAAAGTTAAGCCACAAGAGCTTATTGAATTAGACTGCGATACTCGTAACTTTGTAAAGCAAAGAGTAATGACGGAAGAAGAACTAAAACAAGTTCTAGAAAAATATAAAATTGTTAAACCGATAATATAATGGCAGCAGATGATTTAATGAAAATTAGGATTACGGCAGATTTTAAAGAAGCTGAAGGTGCATTTTTAAAAATGGCTAAAGTAGCTACTGCTTTTGAAAGTGATTTTAAAAGGATTGCTGGTGGATTAAATAAAGAGTTTAATAGAATTAATGGCATGGCTGAATTATTTGGCGATACAACTAATGTTGTTAAAGACAAAATGAATGCCCTTAAGAGAGCAATGGATCAATTAATGGCAACAGGGTTACAAGCAATGAACCCAGAAGTACAAAAATTAAAAAAACAATATGATGAGTTAGCTGCTAGTATAACTCATACTACACAAGAAACAACAAAGGTAGCAAAGACTACTAAGGATGCAGGGAACTCCGTTAAAAAATCTAACCAACAATGGACTAACTGGGCATTAGTATTACAAGATTTACCTTATGGCTTTAGAGGTATTCAAAATAACTTACCTGCATTAATGGGTGGCATAGCAGGTATGGCAGGGCCATTATATTTAGTTGGCTCAGCAATTATTGCTTTATTTACGGCATGGGATCAGGGCTCTTTTAAAGCAGAACAAGCTATTGATAGAGTAGCAGAAGCACATAAAAGAAATACAGAGGTTTTAACTAAAGGTGCAGAAGCGGAAGCGGAAGCATTAGTTGAAATGAGAAAAATGGCTACTGTTTTTGATGGTGTAAGAGATGGTAGTATTACTGCTGAAGAAGCACTTAAAACATACAATGAAACATATGGCGAAACATGGGGTATAGCTAAAGGTGTAAACGAAGCAGAGGATAGTTTTATAAAGAAGTCTAGTGCGTATGTAAAAGCTACTGCTTTAAGAGCAATGGCTAATGAAAAATATGCACAAGCACAAGAAGCATTTAAAACAGGAAGATTAGCAGCAGGTGAAGACCAAACATCATTTTTGACAAAGTTTGCTGCTGGAATGGATGCATTAGACCAAGTTGGTATAATGGGATTAGATGGTGTGTCTTTAACTAAGTTTGCAAAAGCATTTACTAAGAATTATGCAGAATCTCAAAAAGTATTAGTAAATGATATTAAGAATTTAAGTGCATCTTCTTTTGATATGTTAATGTCGCAAGGGGCTGATCTTGAGAAAGAAGCAAATAAAATGCTTTCTAATGCTGGTATTAAACCATCAGGCGGTGGCAAAAAAGGAGGAGGAGCAGCTAAAGATACTTATACATTAGATTCTTTAAGAGCTAAGCAAAAGGCATATAAAGATGACATTTACCTATTTAGAGATTATGGGAATCTTATAATTAATGAGGAGGAAAGAATAGCAGTAGCTAGAGCTATGGCAGATGGCACATATGAAAAGAATAAAAAGGATTTACGAGAAAGATATCAAGCAGATAGAATAACTAATGATAAATTATTTGAAGAAAAGTTAAATGCTATATTAGATGAAAATGCTAAAAAGAGAACTTTAGCAGAAGAAAAGGAATTTAAAAGAAACCAAGATAGCATAAAAGCTAATATAGATTGGGAAACCAAAATATATAAAGATTCTAATAGAATATGGGATCAAATACAAAAAGAAAAATCAGATGCTCAAGTTAAATACACCAAAGATTATATTAATAAGCTAAATGAGCAATTAAGGGTTGAATTAAAGTTACATAAGAATAATGTTTTATTACAACAAGAAGATGTAAAAAATAAAATAGACCAATTAAAGTTTTTGCAATTTTTTGCAGCGGGGAATGTGACAGCTACAGAATTAATAAATTCTGCTATTATGAAGCTTACTGGAACCATGGCTGGATTTGGTAAAATATCTGCTGTAATTAGTACTATTTTAGGTGATACTTTGCAATCTGCTTTTGAAGGGATTGGTGAAACTATTGGGCAATTAATTGCTACAGGAAAATTTGATTTTAGTATCTTAGGTAACATATTAGCAGATGCTTTAATTCAAATAGGTAAAGCATTAATTATGTATTCTGCTCTTGTTAAAGCAGCAAAAGAAGCTTTAGAAAAAGGTAAGTTTAAGGCAGGTTTAGTTGTAGGTGTGTTAGCTATTGCTGCTGGTGTTGCATTAAAAGCATCATTAAATAAAAAGAAAGATTCTGGAGTTCAAGCGTTTGCTAATGGGGGTGTTATTAGTGGGCCTACAATGGGGTTAATGGGAGAGTATCCTGGTGCTAGAAGTAATCCAGAAGTTGTTGCTCCATTAGATAAACTTAAGGGTTTAATAGGTGGCAATAATGGCGGTACACTTGAGGCTAGAATAAGCGGAAATGATTTACTAATTTTGATGAATAAGGCTCAAAGAAACAATAACTTATCATTCTAATATGGCATTTACAACACCTAAATACGAGTTAATATTTAATGACATATACCAACCACCTAGTGGTGTAGTGGATGCGTATAGAATTAGAATATATTTAGATGGATATACAGGAGCTAAGTATCCATTATACGGAACTACAAGCCCAATAACCATAGAAACCATTAATGCAGATGGTGATTCTTATGTGCCTATTATAGCAACAAAGGCAACATTAAACATATATAACTCTCCTAACTTTGATATTCAAGAGTTTCTTAATGCAGATGATAATGACATAATGATAACTGTTGAAAATGGTACTGCTTCTGGTAGTGCATTTACTGCAACAGGTGTGATATGGAGGGGAAGTTTTTTACCATCAGAAAACATACAATTTAGCGTAGTTGACTTAGCTAGTTATTCTTTAGTGTTTGTAGATGGATTAGGTAAGCTAAAGCAAAGTAGATTATACTTTGATACCTTAAATCTATTTGGATTTAGAGCAGGATTTAAGACATCTATTGTAAAATACATATCAGATGCCTTATCAAAATCAGACCTTCAATTAGATATATGGATTAATCAGTTCTATCAAACCGCTAGTGTTGCTGGAAGGAATATAGAAGGTATGAACATTAGGAACAATTACTTTTGTACTGAACCTGGTACATACTTAACCTACTATGAAATATTAGAACAATTATGTAGAAAATATGGGTGGGAGTGCTACTATAAAGATGACCATTGGCACATAGAAAGCTATGGTTGTTTAACTAGAAACGCTACACCATCTTATTTTGTATATAACTATGCAGGTAACTATCAGTCAACTTATACTACAACATACCCTGCATCTATACAAGTAGATGGCACAAATAATTTTAAGCAATTAAATAGGTCTATGTTAATGGGTTTAAATATCCCTAAAAACTCGTTTAAGTTTATACATAGAATACAGAATGCCAAAAACATATTAAATGCTTATTTCCAATCTTGGTCAGGAGCTGAACCTGATGCTTTTTATGAATTTGGAACAATGACATATAGCAAGTTGAATCCAACTGCAGGTGGTATATTAATTACATCATATACTACCAATATACTAGATACTGCTGATTATTTAAGAAGCGAGAATGTAAAGGTAAAAGCTGGTGATATATTAAATATAGAATGGAATGACATTAATATTGCAGGTAATGAGAATAGATATAAGATTATGCTTATACCTGATGATGTGTCAAATCCGTCTTATTTTATAGATGGAACTGCATCTTTTACTGCAACAGATACTATGCTTTATAGGTTTTCTACTTATACTGCTACATGGAAAAATCAAACTACAGTTCCTGTTGATGGTACTTTAACATTGTTTATATATAATCCATACTATGCAGGTGGAGGTACTTTCCCATATCAAGAACTAATATATTTTAATATTGCACATTATGGTACATCTTCTCAGGTAAATAACTTTGATTCTGTTCAATATCTATCTTATGTATTTAATAAATTTAATGCTCAAGATATGACATATGATATAGGCAATTACTTTACTAATAGTGCTCTTATAACTACTTTAAACAATTATCTTAATTATAATAATGATGATGCGGTAATGAGCTCGGTGTATTTAGGAACAATGGTAGATATTAACAACATTCATGTATTAGATGAGTTTGGCAGACAAGCAAATAGCACTGAGCCACTTTATCAATTAGTAGCAGAAGATGTTGGGGTAGATATGCTAAAAACACAATACACGATATTAGGTGAGTTCAAGTCTTTAGGATATTGGATAAATAGAAGGTTTGACTATAGTTTAGGAACAAGTTATAACTATCTATTAAAAGACTTTAAGTGGGATTTAAAACAAGCAGTTCAGTCATCTTCTTTGTTTAAGATTAACTACAACGCTGCTATACCATTTAATCCTAATTTTGGAACACCTACATTAAACTTAAAAAAATAATAAAATGGCATCTGCGATTAACGGAACGAATATAGTTTTATATGAATATGATAGCAACGCTATCTATTACTTTAATGGAGGTACTGCACAAGGCACTTTTGATAGTATTGTGTGTAAGGAATTAAGCAGAAGCCAAGTAGCAGGAACTTCGGTTGACTTCACTAAAACAGGAGCAGGTACAATAGCTGCGTTTATTACGGATGCACTTGATCCTGGTGTCACTACCATACCAGCAGGCACTTGGACTTTTAGTGCTTATTATTCTATTTTAACTGCCTTTGCAGGTGCTCAAGTTCAGTATAAACTATACAAGTATAATGGCAGTGTTGCTACCTTGTTATTTACATCCTCAGCAACCACTCTTACAGCCCTAACAAGCACCTTATATTCTACGGCGATGACAGTCACTCAAACGACTATAGCTGCCACAGATAGGCTTCTAATTGAGGTTATTTACGCAGGTACAACTACCAACCAAATTACCCTTTATACGCAATCAAGCAATGTAGCTCAAGTAACTACAACTATACCATTAGGGACTCCGTTTGGGGCTTCAACTAATTGTACTTTTAGCACTTCTGTAGATCAGAATGAGATTACTACTTATGCTTCTAATTCATATAAAGAATACATAGGTTCTCAAATAAATTGGGATGTAAGCGTAGATGGCCTAATTGCCTTGTCAGGTTACTCTTATTTGTCTTTATTAAATAAGCTTCAAAATAAGCAGTCAATAGAGGTTAGATTCTCAATAGATAACGATAATGGAGCTGGTAGCGATACCTTAGGCAATACAGTCCTTACAGGATTAGCAAACTTGACATCATTGTCTCTATCGGCCCCTGTTGAGGGTGCTTCTACTTATAGTGTATCATTACAAGGAACTGGAGGTTATTCAATAGATGGAATTGCAGTACAAACACAAGGAATATCTATTGGAACTCAGATTGTTAAAATGCTAGATTATACAGCAACTGGCGGTGAAACAACAATAACCTTTACAGATGCTATTGGGTTTACTTGTTTTAGTGTTAGTAGAGGTGGTGTAGAAGTTCAAACAATCTTAACTACAGGAACTCCAACTGGAGATAATAATCTAAAGTCGTAGTTACTGAGCTGTCATTTATCCCTTGCGTGTATAATGTTACATCTCTAGCATCTACGTTTGTTGTCCATATTTGTATAGCAATTCTATCTGTTTGATTTAATGCTACAGCAGGCATAGACATTGTACTTGTATATTTTGTTTTGGCATTTGCAGTAAAAGCAAAAGTGCCAGAGGTAGCTAATAATGTTAATGTAGTGCCATTATATTTAAAAACCTTGTAATAAAAGTTTGGGCTATAAGCTAAGTTATAGGTTATATCTAAATAGTTTACAAAAGTCCAAGTACCAGCAGGGATTGCTGTTTGACTAGGATAACTAATATTAGTGATAAAACCAAAGAATGTATTATCATAAGCTTTGCTTAAGTTAGCAGAAGCTCCTGTATTCTCTTCTTCGCCTAATTGATAATAAGTATTAGATGCAATAGTTGCATTATTTATTGATGCGTTAAAGTAATATTTTGCATTACTTCTTTTAGCGTATAAAACTATATTAGTTCCGTTAATTACTGATGCCATATTAGAAAGTTGATGTTTGAGGTGAATATTTATTTACTCTTGTGCAAACTATTTCAGTATTACTTATCTGCAACAATGTTAAACTTGTTTGGTCACTAGGTAAGTCTATAGTAGCATTACCTAACATATATGATTTGCCACTAATATTTATTGATGCAGGATCTGTATCTGTTGCAAAAATAAGCTTAGCTGCATTAAGTATTGGGTAGTTAATGTTTTCAGTATAAAAACTACTTACTGAGGCATCTAAATTAATAATGTTTTGTCCGTAAGTGTTTATGTATTGTTGTACTAATAATTCAGCTATAGTAAAAAATTCTCCTACAGGATCTTGGCCATATCTGTACCATCCAGCA